ATGGAGTTGACGTTTATGCAAATGCGTACAATTCCGCAAGTCAACAGATTTTTGGCACTATTGATATTCCTTCTTTGATGCCAGAGCAAAAGGTTACTGACTTTTTGGCTTCGCTTTGCAAAATGTTCAATCTGGTTATTGTTCCAGTAAGCGACACGGAGTTTGACCTTTTGCCTCTTGACGAATGGTATGGTGACGGAACGGACGTTGACTTGTCGCAATACTTTGACATAACGGAAAGCCAAGTGGAGCGCCCGCAACTGTACAAGCAAATCAATTTCAAGTACAACGAAACGGGGGCAATTACAGGCGAAGAATACCGCCTTACTAACGACGTGGGTTACGGTGATCTGCGTTCTAATTTCGTTTTTGACACGGACGAGGAACTGGCGGTAGAGCCGCAGTTCGACCAGATGCTCTTTACACGGTTAACCGACCAAGATGGCGGAGCATTAACGAAATTGCTGGCGGGATATGCAATAACACGTGAATTAGAAACCTATTTAGGCCAGCCGTTTATATTTTACGTGAATAGCCCAATAACCATTAACCCTGCGGTATTGGCCTTTATTGACCCAACTCAAACAATAATATCTGGGCATAAGGCAGTATCAGTAACCCAAGTAGTTTACGCCAACGCATCGAATCAAAATTTTAATGACGCTTCTACCTACTCGTTAAACTACGGAGCAGACATCGACCCGTACCTATTGCAGTCGGTAAATAATTCACTTTACAACACCTATTGGAGCGACTATATTACGGACTTGTACAACCCCAGCCGTAGATTAGTGCGGGTTCCCGCTATTTTGCCACTTGGCAAGATTCTAAACTTCGACCTAAAAAATAAGTTAATCTGGAACGGGCAGAGGTGGTTGGTTAACAACGTAACGATAAACCTTACCACAGGCAAGGCCGAGTTTGAGTTATTAAACAATGTATGAAACAGGGGTATTTAAGTTATTTGATAGAGCTTCTTAATGCAAGTACGCTTTACGGCGTAGGAAAGGAAATCGACATCGCAAAAGGAATGTACAAGTTAGACGGAAGCGTAAAAAGAAAGTATAGAAAATGGCGGTCACCGAAACAGTAAAGATAGAAGGCGATACCAAAGGACTTGAAAACTCCATAAACAAACTCAACGATAAAGCGGAAGAGCTTGTAGGCACACTCAAGGAGGTTGGTAATGTCGCAAAAAAAGGTTTTGATAAGGTAGAGAAGGGCGCAGAGAAGGCCGAGGAATCTACAAAGAAGACCCAAGGCGGCATATCTAAACTTGTTAACGCTATCAAGAGCTTGACCATTATTGGCGTTGTAGGCGACACCATTACCGAAGTATTTACAGGAAACCAAAAGGTAGTCGACTTTTTTAACGTCACCATAAATACAATCAAGATTCTATTTAGCGACCTTGCGGAGGTGGTGTTCCCAGCGGTAGCCGATGCCCTTGATAGAATCTTCAAAGACCCAGTACAGGCGATTAAGGACTTTGGTTCGTTGGTTGTTGAATACGGACTGAACCTATTTAAGCAAATGGGCAACTCCGTTAGTGCGCTTGGTAGTGCGATTCTTGCTTTCTTCAAAGGTGACTTTGCGGAAGCATCTAAACTCGCCAAGGAGGCATTTAGCGAGGTTGTGGACGGCATCGTTGGCGTTGAGGAGGGTGGTATTGAAAAAATACAGAAAGCCGCAGAGCGACTAACTAAACGAGTCAAGGAAGCAGTTAAGGACGGTGAAAAACTAAACGAGTTGGAGAAGGCCGCAGCAAAGGCGGACGTGGAACGCCAGAAGATTCAGTTAAAAGCCCAGACGTTAGCCGAGAAGCAACGCCAAGCACGTGACGACGAGTTTGCGTCTATTCAAGAACGTATTGAGGCAAATGAGAAACTCGGCAAGATTTTAGAGCAACAATATCTGGACGAAGCAGCACAGATTGATAAAAAGGTTGCCTTCGCACAGGCGCAATACAATATAAATAAAACAACCGAGAACTACGTTGCACTTGAGCAGGCACGTTTGGAATTGGTAGACCTTGAAGAACGTTTGGAAGGCCAGCGGTCGGAGCAGAAAATGAATTACATATCCTTGCTCCGTGAACAAAACGACATTGAAAAATCAAACACCGAAGCGTACCTAACGCAATTAGAGAACCAGTTAAACGCCGATGCTGAATTAATAGATTCGGAGCGTATGCGCCTAAACTCGCAACTGCAAAACATCGACATTCTAAAAACGGCACGCCTTGCCGCCATTGAGGACGAATTGAATGCCACAAAAGAAGGCACGGCTCGGTATGCAGAGTTGATTAACCAGCGTAATGAAATAGAGCAAAATGCGTCTATTGAAACCGCCAAGATTAAAAAAGACCTAAACCAAAAGGACATTGAAGACCGCAAGATGGTTAACGATGCCTATATGAATTTGGCGCAGCAGTCCTTGTCTGCACTAACCTCACTTTCTGAATTGTTTGCAGGCGATAACGAAGCCCGCCAGCGCAAGGCATTCCAGTTGAACAAAGCCCTGCAAATTGCCGATGCCACGATGGCCACTTACACGGCAGTTGTTGGGGCGTTGAGCGCAAAAGGAGCCGATGGATTGTTACCCTTCCCAGTACGGGTCGCTAACGCTGTTGCCGCTGGTGTAATCGGTGCGGCTAACGTGGCCAAGATTGCGGCCACCAAGTTCGACGGGGCAGAAGGCCCAAGTCCAGATACCTCGTATTCGCCCCAGTCCGCAGGAGCGTCCTCTACGCCTCAATTTAACGTTGTTGGGCGTGGTGGTATTAACCAGTTAGCCGAATCCGTTAATTCGGCCAATAGCCGCCCAATACGTGCCTACGTGGTAGCGGGTGAGGTTACTTCACAACAGAACTTAAATAGACGCAGAGCAAGAACAGCAACATTCGGATAAAATGAAAGTAATTGAGCTGGTATTGGAAGATACCGAAGGACTAAACGGCATTAATGCCATAAGCATCGTTGAGCATCCCGCTATTGAGGAGAACTTTATTACGTTGTCGAAAGAACACGAGGTACAGTTCGCCAAGCAGGACGAGGAAAAGCGAATCCTTATGGGCGCAGCTTTAATTCCCAACAAGACCATCTACCGCAACCAAGGCGGAGAGGAATTTTACGTTTACTTCTCAAAGGAGACGGTGCGTAAGGCATCCGAACTATTCCTTATGCGTGGCTACCAAGGCAACACAACGCTCGAACACGCAGCGGAGCTTAATGGCTTGTCGGTTGTTGAATCGTGGATTATTGAAGACCCCCAAAAGGACAAGACGGCTATCTACGGAATGGAGTTACCCGAAGGAACTTGGATGGTCTCAATGAAGGTAAATAACGAGGACGTTTGGGAAAACTACGTTAAAACAGGCCGTGTAAAGGGCTTCTCAATAGAAGGCTACTTTGTTGATAAGTTGCAAATGGAATCCCACTTGGAACGCATCGAGGAAGAAGAAGCCGAGTTCCTGCTATCGAACATTATTGCCAAAATCAAAAAGGATGGCCGCCTAAAAAGCAAGAAGCGAATCGAAATGGAATCCTACTCGGACTACCCAGAGGCGGTACGCAACAACGCAAAGCGAGGCATCGAACTAAACGAGAAAGGCGGTAACAAGTGCGCTACGCAAGTCGGCAAGATACGAGCGCAACAACTCGCAGACGGAAAGCCCATAAGCGTTGAAACAATTAGCCGTATGTACTCGTACCTATCAAGAGCCGAAACATACTACGACGAAGGCGATACCGAAGCGTGTGGTACTATTAGCTACTTGCTATGGGGCGGGCTTGCCGCAAAGCGTTGGTCTGAATCTAAATTAAAAGAACTCGGTAAATTATGAAAGAGACACCATCCCGCACCTCACCCAAGAACGGCAAGCGTGGCTGCTTATGCAAAAACAATACCTATTCCTCCAAATGCTGCGATGGTTCGCTCCGAGCGCAGGGAGTAGGGCCAGTGAACAAAGCCCCGAATTTGTAACAATCCAATAACCATTTAATTAATTGCGTATGAAGGCAAGTGAAATTTTCACCAAGTTCTTTGCGGAGCTATCCGCAGTAGAAGAAGAAGTTAAGTTGGCGCAAGCCAAACTTGACAACGGCACTGTCCTTGAAGCCGAAGCATTTGAAGCAGGCCAACCCATCTTTATCGTTAGCGAAGAAGACCGCATCGCCGTTCCAGTAGGTGAATACCTGATGGAAGACGGACGTGTTCTTGTCGTTACCGAGGAAGGTATTGTTGGCGAAATCAAAGAAGCAGCAGCCGAAGAGGAAACACCAGAGGTAGAAATAGAGGTTGAGGCCGCTATGGAGCCGTCTGTTGAAGACAAGATTAAAGAGGTAGTAATGCCCTTAATCGAAGAAATGAAGGCGGAGTTGTCCGCTATGCGTGAGGAAATGGGTGCATACAAGAAGAAGCAAGAAATGTCTTCTGACGTACCAGCCGCTTCCCCTATTAAACACAATCCAGAAGGAAAGACGAAAGAGGTTGTAAACCTGTCGCAGAATGCGCCAGAATCCGCCCTTGACCGAGTTCTTGCACGACTAAACAAATAAACCAAAATAACAAATGCCCACAACTACTTCAATCACCACGACGTATGCTGGCGAGTTCGCTGGTAAATACGTTGCCGCTGCTCTGTTGAGCGCACCTACCTTGGACAAAGGCCTCATCGAGGTTATGCCCAACGTACTTTACAAATCCGTTATCCAAAAGGTTAACACGGACGACATTTTGAAGGACGCTACTTGCGACTTCGACCCCACGTCTACCGTTACCTTGACCGAGCGTGTTTTGACCTTGGAAGAGTTCCAAGTTAACTTGCAAATGTGCAAAAAGGACTTCGAGCAAACTTGGCAAGCCGTTGAAATGGGCTATTCTGCATTCAAGAATATCCCTGCTTCTTTTACCGACTTCTTGATTGCTTACGCTGCCGAGCGTGTTTCTGCTCGTATCGAACAGAACATCTGGGCTGGTGTTAACGCATCTTCTGGCCAGTTCGCAGGTTTCCAAACTTTGTTCGCTGCTGATTCTGACGTTGTAGACGTAACCGGTACTACCGTTACCGCTTCTAACGTTATCGCTGAAATGGGCAAGGTGGTTGACGCTATCCCTGCCGCTTTATACGGCAAGCCTGACGTTTACTTGTACGTTTCTCAAAACGTAGCCAAGGCTTATGTACGTGCTTTGGGTGGATTCGGGGCATCTGGCTTGGGTGCTAACGGTCTGGACAACAAAGGGACTATGTGGTATGGCGACCAGCCTTTGTTCTTCGACGGAATCCCCGTTGTATTGGCAGAAGGTTTGTCTTCTAACCGTATGGTTGCCGCTCAAAAGAGCAACTTGTTCTTTGGAACCGGCTTGTTGAGCGACAAGAACGAGGTGCGCCTGATCGATATGGCGGACATCGACGGTAGCCAAAATTTCCGCTTGGTAATGCGTATGAGCGCAGGCATCCAGTACGGTATCGGTTCCGACATCGTTTACTACGCCTAATCGTTCTTAAATTCCTTGAAGGGGGTGGTGGTGTAATAACGCCCCACCCCTTTCTTTTTTAACTTACTAAATAAAAACAAAATGGCTTGTGCACTTTCCCTTGGCCGTATTGAACCCTGCAAGGACGTTGTAGGTGGTTTGAATGCGGTTTACTTTTTGAACTACGCAAACCTTACGGTAACATACGATGCTACCAACACGGATGCTATTGACGTTCTCGGAAGCGGATTGACCGCTTACAAATACGAATTGAAAGGAACCTCCTCTTTCGAGCAGGCAATTACTTCAAGTCGTGACAACGGAACCACGTTCTTTGACCAGACCTTGAACTTGACCTTGCACAAGTTGAGCAAGCAGTCACACAAGGAAATCAAGTTGATGGCCTATGGTCGTCCTATTGTAATCGTTGAAGACCGCAACAACAACTTCTTCGTTGCTGGTTTGGAACACGGTTGCGAGGTTACTGGTGGTACTATCGTTACTGGTGCTGCTATGGGCGATATGAGCGGTTATACCTTGGTGTTGAACGGCCAAGAGCCAGTTCCTGCGAACTTCTTGGACGGCACTTTGTCTGCTGCTGGTATTTCAACTATTGTAACTGGTTCTGACTTTTAATTATCTTTGATATATGAATACTAAACAAACCGTTTACAACATCCTCGCCTCTATGAAGAGCGAGCCAGTTAAGGTTGAATTTGCAGCAGTTGACGATGCAGTTAAAATGACTCAAGCTATTGCTCAAAAGAAAGACGAGCTTAAGTCCGAGTTTAATAAGCTGACAAAAATTTACAGCCAATTCAGCCGAGTTCAAAACGACTTCCGAGATGGAGCCAAGAAGGCGATTTTAGAAGGTGGTTACGCTACCCAAGTAAAGAGCTTGCTTAATAAAATCGAGCAAGAAGCCGCATCCCTTGGTGTTAATCCAGAAGGAATCAAGGCGTATGCAGATTTGAAAACAGCGCAGGAGGACTTGATTAAGTTTAACAAGACCACTAATGGTTTGGTAAAGGATATGGCTTCCGTTATTGGTGTCAAGATTTAACAAATCAAAACTTTCAGAAAGGCCACCTCCGGGTGGCTTTTTTGTTTGTAAGAAAAACAAAACGACTGCCTTGGGTTAATTAAAATATGAACATCTTAACAACAAGCGCATCGTCTCAAAACCTCGTTATTATTCCGAGGTCGTTTCCTGCTTCGGTGGTTGTCAAGTTAACCAACGAGTCAACGAACACCACGCAGCAACAGACGATAACTCCAACGTCCGCAAATGGCTATATGACCATCGCAGCGGCTTGGACTTTGGAGGAGGCCAACTTCTATTTGTTGGAAGTATTTAGCGGCTCTAACTTAATCTACCGAGGTCGTGTATTTTGCACCAACCAAACGAACTTTGAGAAGTACACTGTTAACTCTGGCGTGTACACGCAGGAGACCGCTGGGGATAATACATTTGTAATTATATGAGCAACGTAAGATTTGTAGCAATGAACTCCTACGTTCGCCCCGAAATTAAAGAGGTGGCGAATAAGGGATGGGTGGAGTATGGTGAAGACAACGGTTACTTCCAATACCTAATTGATAGGTACAACGGAAGCCCGACCAATAACGCTATTATCAATGGCATTATTGATATGGTGTACGGCAAGGGCCTTGGAGCAACAGACGCATCCAGAAAGCCCGATGAGTACGCAATGATGATGAGCTTATTTTCCAAGCAGACCGTTTCACGTGTTTGCTCGGATTTTAAGATGATGGGTAACGCTGCGTTTCAAGTTATCTACAACCAAGACCATTCCAAGATTGTAAAGGTCGAGCATATCCCCGTTGAGACGCTACGTGCCGAACGTGCCAACGAGAAGGGCGATATTCCTGCCTACTACTACGCAAAGAGCTGGGATGCCGTAAAGGCACGCAAAGAGGAACCAGTACGCATTGATGCGTTTGGTATGTCGAATAACGGAATTGAAATCCTTTACATTAAGCCCTACAAAGCAGGATACTACTACTACGCACCAACAGACTACCAAGGTTCCTTGCCTTATGCCGACTTGGAAGAGGAAGTAGCCAATTACCATATTAACAACATTAAGAACGGCCTTGCGCCTTCGATGCTGGTTAACTTCAATAACGGAATCCCAACCGAAGAAGACCAGACGCTAATCGAGCGCAGGATTGCAGACAAGTTTTCTGGTAGTTCGAATGCTGGTCGGTTTATCTTGGCGTTTAACGATAACAAGGAACTCGCAGCAACAATCGAACCCGTACAACTATCGGACGCAAGCGACCAGTACCAGTTCTTGTCTACGGAATGCACCCAAAAGATTATGGTAGGCCACAGGGTGACTTCTCCGATGCTTTTGGGCATCAAGGATAACTCTGGACTCGGTAACAACGCAGAGGAGCTTAAAACGGCTTCTATTCTGTTTGACAATATCGTTATCCGTCCGCTTCAAGAAATGATTTTGGATGCCATCGAGCAAATCCTTTCATTTAACCAAGCGACTCTAAATATCTATTTCAAGACCTTGCAGCCGTTGGAGTTCAAGGAGGAAATTGTTGCCCCTACTGACGTTGTAGAGGAATCAACAGGAATCGAGGATAGCAGCTTTAGTTTATCTTCTGACGCTACCGATGCCCAACTGGATGAGGTATTCGACCGCCTTGCCGAATTTGGCGAGGAGGAGGACTTGGAGAACTGGGATTTGGTAGATGAGCGTCCTGTTGACTACGAGCAAGAGGCGTATTTAGATTCACTTCTTAAATTGAGTGAGTCGGCAAGCTCTTATATGGCGAATCTTGCTAAAACAGGAGACGCATTCCCAAACGCCAAGAGCGAGCAAGACGGAGTAAGCAAGGATGGCCGTAAGTACAAGATTCGTTATGCCTACGCTCCCAATTCCGCAAAGAGCAACAGCCGAGACTTTTGCAAAAAAATGGTAAACGCAAAGAAGGTCTACCGCAAGGAGGACATCGAGCGTATGGGCAAGCAGGAGGTTAACGCTGGCTTTGGCCCACGTGGCGCTGCTAACTACGACATCTGGTTGTACAAAGGAGGCGCACGTTGCCACCACTTCTGGATGCGTAAGACCTACTTGGCAAAGGCCGAAGGCGTAACGCCAGACGCTAAAAACCCGAATGCTGACATTTCGGTTAACCAAGCCCGCAAAGCAGGAGTTGATTTGCCAAAGAACGACAAGAAGGTTGCTACCCGTCCTGTCGATATGCCAAACGAAGGATTCCTTCCAAAATCTAAAAAGTAATGCCAACTGCGCTTTTTATCAAACGAGAAGATATTGTCCGCAACACGGCAATTTCGGGCAACGTAGATACGGACAAGTTTCTGCAATTCATTAAGATTGCACAGCAGATTCACGTCCAGAACTACACGGGAACCAAGCTGTACGACAAAATTTCAAACGAAATCCTAAACGACACCTTGGCTGGCGACTACTTGGCTTTGGTGGTGGACTACATACAGCCGATGCTTATTCACTTCGCAATGACCGAGTACCTGCCATTCGCAGCGTACACCGTTGCCAACGGAGGCGTATTTAAGCATATTAGCGAGAACTCAACAAACGCAGAAAAAATTGAAATCGACTATTTAGTTGAGAAGGAGCGAACGATTGCGCAATACTACGCACAACGCTTTATTGACTATATGGCCTTCCATTCAACCGAATTTCCCGAATACAATGAAAACGTCAACGAGGACATCTACCCAGACCGAGACAACCGAGCGTCTTCGTGGGTGCTATAAGCCAAAGCAGGAGAATATAAATAAACTACGCAGTTATTTAAGTAAAGATGGGAAATAACATTAACTGGGGCGAGATTTACTGCTCCTCCGATTGGGGAGACGAGGACTACAATACCCGCAGCTTACCCGCTGATGGTGTGCCTGCGTGCTTTAATAACGCCTACACCTATGCCGAGGCATACGAGGTTCGTGTCCTTGCGGATAGCGGTATCGTGGAGGGCTTTGAGTGTTTGGAAAATGCAATAGACGAATTAAACTTTAACTAATGGCCAGTTTTTACGAAGATGCTTCGCTTGTTGTTATACCAAGCGGATACAAGACAAGCAAGATTTACGCAGAGAAGCCGACCGATGGTTCGGGTGATTTGACTTTTACCCGTGCTTCGGATGCTACCCGTGTTGGCCCTGACGGCCTTATTGAGAAGGTGCGGACGAACCTTATTCTGCAGAGCCAAGACTTCTCTACTACTTGGAGTGCAAACTCTTGCACCGTAGCCACCAACACAACTGCTAACCCTTTAAATGGTGCGGTAAATGCTGACACCATTACGTTCACGGGTGGCACTACGCAGAAGTACGTCATTCAAGCATTTTCATTTAATGGTAACTATACGGTAAGTGCTTACCTAAAGGCTGGAACAAATCAGTTCGTTCAGTTCCTTTTGGGTTCGGATGCTGGACTTTATGCCAATTTTGATTTAGTAAACGGAACTGCAAGTGCAACTGGCAGCACCGCAACTATTGTTGCAGCAGGAAACGGTTGGTTCAGATGCTCAATGTCATTCACCTCAACTACTGGTACGCACGTTTTCATTCTAGCGGTAGATTCTTTAGCCGCAACTCGTTTTTCTACTACAAGTTCTACGGGAACGCTGATTGCTTTTGGCTACCAATTAGAAGCAGGCGACATCGCAACAAACTACATACCCACCACCACCGCAGCCGTATCAGTTGGGCCAGTGAGCAACGTACCCCGTCTTGACTATTTAGGTAGTTCTTGTCCTCGTCTGTTGCTGGAACCCCAGCGGACGAACTTGGTGACGTACTCCGAGCAGTTTGATAATGCGGCTTGGACGAAAAATCAAATAACATTAACCGCAAATTTTGCCACTTCACCCGATGGCTCTACAAATGCCGACAGGGCAATGGAAACTTCGGCAGATGCCTACCACGATATTTTAGGTTCTTTTAGCGCAACAAGTGGAACTGTTTACACTGCCTCTTGCTTTGTAAAATCAGCGGGTCAAAATTTAATTTATATTTACATTAGCACGGGAACGGCCGCTGCCGTTAAATTTAATTTGTCTACTGGAACAGTAATAGGCACGGCATTAGGCACGGTTGTAGGTTCTAAAATAACAAACTATGGCAACGGGTGGTATCGTTGTGAGGTATCTTATACAGCAGGCGCAACTACTACTGCAACTATTTCGATAAGCACGACAAATTCCACAGCTTTAAGTTTAGCACCCTACATTGGTGACCCAACAAAAGGAATTTTGGTTTATGGTTACCAAGTAGAAGCAGGAGCCTACGCCACCAGCTACATTCCAACGCTGGGCGCAAGTGTTACCCGTGTGGCCGATGCTGCCAGTAAGACGGGCATAAGCTCGCTAATTGGGCAGACGGAGGGGACTTTTTTTGTTGAAATAGATTTGAAAAACGCACCAGTAGATAATTCATATATTCTTTTGCGTGATGCAGCGGTAAGCGATTATTTAGGTTTGCGTATCCAAGCTGGAAATCTTCGTTTTGAAACCGTAGACAATGGCGTTTTGCAAACGGCAATAAACTACATAGCAAATACGCCACAAACTGCAAAGGTGGCAATGGCTTACAAGCTTAACGACTTTGTTATGTATGTAAACGGGACTCAAGTTGGAACTGACACTTCGGCTACCGTGCCAACGTGCGACATTTTAGACCTTAACTTTAATGCTCCAACTGCTAACGCTTTTGGAATTGCCCAAGCCCTCCTATTTAAGACCCGTCTAACAAACGCCCAACTGGCAGAATTGACCACGTTGTGAGCAGTTGGACATCATTTGATAAGGTACTGCACTTCGTAGGTGGTGCGGTGCTTTATCTTATTTCGGGAAGTATGTTGCTCGTATTAATCGCAGCAGCAGGCAAGGAATTAATAGACGAAATAAGATACGGAGGATTTGACTACAAGGATTTGATTGCAACACTTTTGGGCGGATTATTTATTTACTTACTATGACATTCAACAAATACGAGTTTGCTGATTGGGCAACAGCCAAAAAAGCAATAGAAAAGACCACCACCTCACTGGATGGCATTACGGAAACAACGTGGAATACGGAGCTTGTAGTGGCCGTAGTTGAGTTGGGGCATATCTGCACCCAATGGGAAACAAACGAGCAAGGAGAGCAGGTCTGCGTTGCCGAGAATCCCAACTATGCCGTTGACATCCTTTGGCAAAACGAGCCGCTTGCCGCTTATGCTGATTCGGTGGTGTGGCCTGCGCCTTGTGGCATCCATATTTTTGCAGGATGGGAAGAAGTTTACGCTGCTGAATACTGCGCTGCCAACCCAGATGCCGCCTATTGCCAACCACCAGCCCCGATTGAGGAATGAAACACGATAGTACAAGCGCAGTAGCAACGAGTTGGTCTTTGGCCGTTGGAGGTCTAACGATTGCCGAGGTACACCAGATTGCGGGAATGGTAGTTATGCTAACCTCCTTCGTTTACACCTTGTGGCGTTGGAGCCGTGACATTAAGAATGATAGATAGAATTTTTAGAAACCCAAAGACAACCGTAATAGGGCTTATCTTAATTTCGTTTGGAGGTATTCTCGTTTGGTACGAGAAAGCGTCTCTAACGGAGTTTAGTGCGTTCCTGATGGGTGGATTTGCTTTAATGATGAGCAGAGATGGCGAAGCAGCAGGAAACGAAGTTCCAAAAGAAGTCAAAACCAAAACTCGGAAGGCACACCAAAAGCCCGAACAAAGGGGTGACGAGTAAGAAGTACCGAGGGCAGGGAAGATAAAGTACCATATAGGGGATAACCTGCTACCAAAAAGTGCGATATAAGACACGTTAACTCGGAACCAGTTAGAGTTACTGCATAAAATTTATCAAAAATGAAGCTATCTGAAAATTTCAGTTTGAGCGAGTTCACCGAGACCTCAACTGGCCTACCGAACAAGCCAAGCCAAGAAGCGATAACCAATTTGAAATACTTGGTTCAATATGTCCTGCAACCAGCACGAGAAAAGTTCGGGCCTATTGAAGTTACAAGCGGCTATCGCTCCGATAAGGTGAATGCGGCTGTTGGTGGTTCAGCAACAAGCGACCACCTAAAAGGAAAGGCGGCAGACATTCAGTGCGAGGATATGGCAGCAGTATTCGCCTACATACGCAAGCAGGCGCATTTTAAGCAACTCATCTGGGAGTTTGGTACAGACAAGCAACCTGCGTGGATTCACGTTGCGTACGACGTTAACAACAATAAAGGAGAAGTATTAAAAGCAATAAAGAAAAATGGGAAAACCAAGTACATCAAATTTTGAAAGCTGGCTTAATGAACTCGAAGACGTACCCACACCCCCTGCTTGCAGCATTGATAATCCTGATTGTGAGTCTTGTTCTGGGTAGTTGCTCTGCCGAATGGCATTTGCGCCAAGCCGTAAAGAAAGGAGCAAACGTCTGGCAAACGAAGTTTGATACCACTATTGTAACCAAAGAGCGAAACCTTTGGGACACGCTTACGCTAAAATATATTGATACGGTGGTTGTCCAAAAGGATAACATACGCCTAAAAATTGTTAGGAACTTTGATACGGTGCGTGTAAACGCAACTTGCTTACCTGACACCGTACAAGTGACTAAATACATAAAGACCTCTGTAACGGCTCCCAGAAGCCGCAATTACGAAAAGTACCTGATGCTGTTTGCAGTTGGTATGCTGCTAATAGTGTTATTAAGGCGATAGAGGTACTTTATTTGCATTCTAACGCACTTTCTACCAAAATTGGTACATTGATATACCTTGACTAATAAAATGCGTCTAAACGCAAATTTTCTTTTATTTTTAATTTTAGTCAAGTTCTAACTTTACTTACTAGTTAAGTTAGTTATTAGTTAAGTAAGTTATTAAGTTAACTAACTAACTAGTTGTAAAAAATAAGCATTAGGAGCATACCTCCGACATTTGTTGAAAACTTTTTTCTTTTTAACATTTGTCAGACCTATTCGATTCTTGTTTAGGTTTGCAATATGGGAACAGATAGAAACACCAAGCGAATGAAATACTTCGCTATCGAGCAGGGTCGTTTGAAGAACGACTACACCAACGCCTTCTTGAATCATTTTGGATTTTGTGACTACAACTTGTCTATTGACGAAGCAAGAGACATTCGCAAATACAACACGTTCGAGAACGGTACAAAACACTTCGACCAGTGAGCGCACCTAAATACTACATCGGCAAGTACAAGGGCATTGAAGCGATGGACGTGGTACTGGACTTCCAAGAGGATAACTACAACCTCGGAGTTGCAATCGCCTACTTGCTCCGTGCTGGCAAGAAGCAAGACAACCCGTTAGAGCAAGACATTGAGAAAGCAATAATCCACCTACAACGTGAATTAAAGCACCAGCGGAACAAAAAAGCGGAGGGTGGCTACGGCGAGGGTGGTTTGTGACACACGCATAGAAGTCACCTTGGGCAAGGTTCCTTCGCTAAACCAGTTCTACTCGTCAAAGCATTGGATTGTCCGCAAGAAGGCCAAGGACAAGTTTGTTGCCGAGGTACTGGAACAATTAGCAGGATACGACCAATTCAAATTTAGTTCACTGGTAGTAAACCTTGAACATAACTACGGCTATGATAACGACAACTGTATTATGGCCATTAAGTTTGCCTTGGATGGTTTGCGTAAGCACGGAGGCGTACAGGACGACACCGCTCGTTTTGTTACAAAAGTTTCCATATATAGAAACTCTGAAATAGAAAAGAATACAGGGCGTGTAATTTTTTTTGGTGAATGTTTGTGGTATTGATTTTTTACATATCTTTGAACCATTAACCAACACACTCACTTTATGGAATACACATTCCGAACGAATTGGTCTCAAGATGGGGCCGCACAAATGGTGGAATTTCTGCAACACCGCATCGAGGCACTTGCCTCACGCAACGAGTTCCTCGAAGCAGAAAACGAAGTATTAAAAAGAACCTTAATTAACGAATTGCAAAATGGCTAAAATCACCAGCATCACCCCCACTGGACAGTGGAACGAGTTTTTCAAGTTTGAAGTACGCTTTGACGATGGCGACTTCGGAACGACTTTCGCAAAGTCCACAACCCCTCCTTACGCAGTAGGTGACGACGTTACCTACACCAAGAACGAGAAGGGAACCATCAAGATTCAAAAAGCAGGATTCCAAAACAACTACACCGCTCCGTTTGCAAAGAGCGCAGCGGGTAACGACGACCGTGGTAAGTCCATTATTCGCCAAGTTGCTTTGAAGTCGGCTGTTGAAATGTCAGCGGCCTACGTTTCACAAGGAGCAACAATTCCAGTAGATAAGATTTTTGAGCTTGCCGATAAGTTTAACGCTTGGATGCTCAACGAGCAGAAGGGCGCAAGTCACGAGGAACACTTCGCTCCACGTGTGGAAGAAAGCAGTCCTTTTTAGTGTGTGTGTTTTTTAGGACTGCTGGCCCCTCTTCGGAGGGGCTTTTTTTTGCTTTGAGTTTTTTGTATTGATATTTTGTTTACTTTTGACCAAACACACAGAATGAGACACCCAGACATTTTAACCAACGAAGCGGTACTGCCGTTTCTGGAACGAGCAAGGGCGGGCAAGTATTTCGATACTGGCAAGCTCGGCAACCCGAAGATAGACGAATACCTGCGTTTCAAAGACGGGGAGTTTATCGTTGTAACTGGCCACGCCAACGTGGGTAAGACGCACACGCTTATTTACCTTATGCTTATGCAGAGCCAGAACTACGAAAAGAAGTGGTTGGTCTATTCAGCAGAAAACGAGGTACACTCACTCAAAAGAAAAATGATTGAGTTTCTTGCCTGCGCTCCGATTCAACAGATACCAGAACACGTTATGTATCGGCATTTGGATTTTGTAAACGAATACTTTACGTTTATAGATGGCAACAAGTTGTACGATGCCTTTGGCCTATTGAAGGTAATGGAGGAAATCAAAGAGGAATGGGAATACACTGGCGCACTTATTGACCCGTACAACTCACTATCAACAGACCAAAAGAAACTTGGCAAGACAGGAATGCACGAATACCACTACGAGGTGGCCTCGGCTATTCGGGTGTTCGCCCACAAGAACAACGTAACAACAGTCGTAAACACACACCCAGTTACCGAAGCAATGCGCAGAACCTTTCCGCAGGGCCATCAATACGCAGGGCTTCCAATGCCCCCAATGACTTCGGACATCGAAGGAGGGGGTAAGTGGGGCAACCGTGCCGATTGCGTTCTTGTGGTTCACCGTATGGCCCAACACCCGACCGACTGGTTATTTACCGAGCTGCACGTTCGCAAAACAAAAGAAATGGAAACAGGCGGACGACCTACTCCGCTGGGTGACCCTATTCGTATGGAATCAATAAGAGGAAATGTTGGATTTAAGATAGACGGATATAACTTGCTGGACGCTCCGACACCTGTACAAATTACCTTAAATGACACCGATGCACCATTCTGAAGACGCTTGGGAAATTCACGTTAGGGACAAGATTCTCCGTGTGAATGACGCTATCCTTTGGATTAACCAAGTAGCGGTAGACAACCCGACCGAAACCGTAATTGTTGACCACCTGCTTTCGCTATGGAAGGCAACGCAAATGCTGGAGGATATGGTCGACCTTAAAAGGACGTTAGACGTTAAGGTACTTGAAGCCCGTTTAGATAACTCTAAACTACGCTACGACCTAAACCAGTCGCTTGTACAACTTGACCAAGCAAAAGCCGAAATCCTAAAACTTCAAGAGCAGTTAATATGAGAGGCGATTTTATCCCCCTGCCGTTTGACATCGACGAAATCTTTGAAATAGACCAGAAGCGTTTTGTCGTGCTTGACTACCGCCGTGCAAGCAACTGGAAGGACTGGGGAGCGTGGATGCTTATACAGGACGAGCAGGGCAAACAATTCAGCGTACCACTCCTTCACGTACTAACGCAACGCCAGATGGGCAAGGCACAATACCGAGGCAAAAGGTGAACTACAAAACATTCTGCGACTACATTCAGTACGAAGACGATGGAAGCCGCAAGGCAAGAAACGTGGTAGTCCGCTCGGCTTATTGCAAGGCGTTCCGACCTATGTACACGCTAACGGAGCTTGGGTTCCAATTAGGCAAAGACCACTCGACTATAATTCACTATGAGAAGTTGCAATACAGGCGCAACGCTTTTTATGAATCGGCATTGAAGTCGGCCTTGCATATCCGAGGTGAATTGCCAAAGCAAGAAACGCCAGAAGAGAAATCGGTAACCAATGTGCTTAATTATGATTATTTGGTTAAAGAGAATGCAGAATTGAAGCAACAGATAACGTATCTAAAAGCCAAGCTGCAACAAATAAACCAGATAACCAATGAATTTTAATATCGGATTTTACCCTATTTATGGCGTTTTACTTGGCTTCAACTGGTCGAAAGTAGAACTGGACGACATCGAAGTTCACCAGATACAGATACCCTTGCTTATCTTTATCCTCGAAATCGAATGGGAGAACTACTTGAACGATTAGCAGAACGCCACCCCGACTGGATTCGGATGGCCAAAAGTTTTGGTGCGGACTACGATACCGCCCAAGACCTCGTTCAAGATATGTACATAAGAATGTACACGTACGTAAAGGACTTTGAGAAGATTCGTTACGGAGACGAACCAAATACGTTCTTCGTTTACATTACGCTTCGGAATCTTTATTTGCGCCAGCAGCAACAGGCGGCTAAATTCGTATCGATTGAGGAATTCGACGATATAGACGAAATGCACGATCTTGAATCTGATCTGGCTTTTACAGACTTAGCTGAGGCGGTAAATATGGAAGTGGCAAAATGGGACTGGTACGACAATAAATTATTTACTTTGTACCACGGTTCAGATATATCTATGAGAAAGCTATCAAAAGATACAAAAATTAGCTTACGTTCAATTTATCACACACTTAAAAATGGAAGAGAAAGAATTAAAACCAATTGCGAAGAAGAGTACCAAGCGTGGTCCAAAGCCAAAAGGTCTAGGGGATAGAATCGAGCAGTTTACCGAAGCTACTGGCATCAAGGCAGTAGTTGATTGGTTTAGCGAAGCAACAGGTGTAGACTGCGGTTGCGAAGCTCGTAAAGAAAAGCTTAATCAATTATTTCCAAGCAAGAATCCAAAATGCTTGGAGCAGAAGGAATACGAATGGCTTACCGAGTTTTATGTACGGTATAAGTCCTCAATGAGTTCACAAGACCAAAAGCAAATAGCAAAGATTCACGCTCGCGTTTTTAATCATACCTACCATATCCCTTGCGGTTGCAATCCTAAACTCTGGAAGCAGTGGATTGAAGAACTTAGAAACGTATACAATGAGTACTGAGCCAAAGGTTGTAAATAGATTTGCTTCGCACTTGAATAAATTAGTTTACGACAAGTGCAATAAGCAAATGGCCGTGCAAGATATTGATATGATTATTACATATTACAAAATACCTGGCAAGCCGCAGCTCATTATTGAAGAAAAGCAAAACAATGAAAAATTAACAGGCCAACAATGGTACAATCTACCAAGGTGGGAAAAAGAAAGAGGTATACCATACGTTATTATTAGAAAGCATACTGAAGACTCTTATACTATTGAACGCGTTGCTGAACAGTATCAAAACACTAAGGTTATAGCTTTCCTGAATGAGCAACAGTTAGTAGACCACATAAACAACTACGGTTTAATTAAATCCTTAATAGATGCCAATTCCAGTCCCCAAGCCAACCGAGACGCAGAAGGAGTTCATTTTTCGGTGCACTTCTGACGACGTAATGATTTCCGAGTACCCACGTACAGACCAGCGATTAGCCGTCTGTTACACTCAGTGGAAAAATAAATAGTCCTTCGGGGCTATTTTTTTTGCCTCAATGTTGTGTGTATTAAAAATTTTATATCTTTGGTGAACATTAAACACACACACAATGAAAAACAAACTGATTGACCTATTCCAAGACGTGACCGTGTTCATCGCTTGGAGTTTGATTTTAGGCACTGTTGCCTTCACGCTGGTTTACTCACCCTTTATTATTTTGGCGTTATGCAAGTAACCTACACCGACCTTATGTACGAGGCCGAGAACCAAGGTCTTGCACCAGAAGACATCTCAGGCGACTACTTCGAGGTATTTGCCGCTTGGGCAGGATTCAAAACCGTACAAGATATGTTTAGCTGGCGTTTGGACGTTGTCGATGCTTACGGCATTGGTGACGTTGACCAGTACCCATACCAACCAGCAATGGTTGAGGGCTTCAACTGGGAGCCGTTGTATGAGCGAGCAATGGAGCAAGATTTTAACTACTTACACTTTTAATTATGACACTTACCTACCTATTTGTAAAGATTGCATCCGAACACGGAGCAAGAATCGACCAAAAAGATATTGACTTCTTGAAGCGAATTGAAGAATCCGACAAGGAAATAAACTACCAGCGTGGATTTAACGAGGCGTTGCAACTGGCCATAAACGCTAAATAATGAATATACTAGAACACGCCAACAAAATTGTATTTGAACGTTCTGAAGAAAAAGAGCGCGAATACGGTCCATTCAGCGAGTCTATGACTAAGGCAGCTAGAATAGCATCTGAGTTGTGTAATAAGGAAATAACAACAGACGACTTCTACAAGTGTATGATGGCATTAAAGTTATCTAGACTAGCTCACGCCAAGAAGTACGATTCTGTTCTTGATCTAATAGCTTACGCGGCATCTTATGAAAAACAATAAAGCTGTATTAAAGCTATTCACAGAGCTAAGAGAAGAATTAGACAAAGAGAACTTTGTTAAGGACAAGTCTGGATCGTTATTAGTTGAAAAGCTTATGGCTGTTCTTGTTCTCGATCCTTCTGATTACGTTATTGACTTAGGCGCTAAAAAGACAAATGAAGAATACGTTAAGCTTGAGACAGATTGGTACGATAGTTATTCGCTTAACGTAGACAAGGTTGCAAACGTTGCTTCTATATGGAATAACATTTGCTCGGCAAATAGAGAAGTAAATTCTAACTATGGCCACCTTGTTTATTCTAGTGAAAATCATTTTCAGTTCAACAAGTGCGCGAAAACTCTTTTAGAAGACAAAAGTTCGCGTAGAGCTATTATGATTTACAATAGACCATCTATGCACGAAGATTTTAAGCGAGATGGTATGAATGACTTTATATGCACTCTATCGCATCAGTTTTTCATAAGGGGCGGAAAGCTTCACTCCGTAGTTAATATGCGTTCTAATGACGCGATATACGGCTTCTTTAATGACTTTGCTTGGTTTGCAACAGTTCACAAAAGATTATTAAGCAACTTAAATAATCAAGGAATGTCAGTTGGATTAGGAAATTTAATATATTCGGCTAACTCGTTCCACGTTTATGAGAAACATTTTAACCTACTTAAAAAAATAACACACAACAATGGCTAACAAAGACAATGAATTAAAAGATCTTGGTTACTCGCTGATCGAGAACAATGGTCTGCAAGAGATGCTTGATAAACAAAAGCGACTTCAAAAGCGCCTTGGTTATGATTTTTCTAATATGTCAATAGTCGAATGCGCTAACTACTTGATTTACAATAAGCACTGCCTTGACGACGAACTCGGCGAACTGCTAGACGCGCTGGGCGGTAGGTTAGGTAACGCCTCTTGGAAAACCTGGAAGTCTGCAAACGCCTCATTGAAAAGCAAGAAACTAACAGAACTATCAACAGACGAGATGACAGAGCTCAAGTACGAAGCGATCGACGTGCTGCATTTCGTATTCAACATATTTATCGCGATAGATATGGACGCTTCCGAGATCCAGGGTATGTATATTTCTAAGAATCAAGAAAACCACAAGCGACAAGATGAAAATTATTGAACTACTCGATGGCAGCACCTGGGATAGGGAGACCATCAAAGAAAAGATGATGCACGATCCGTTTTACTACGGGTACCTTTCAAAGGCCGCGCTTTCTTCGTCGGCTTGTAAACTCTTGCTTCAGTCACCCAAAACGTACCACTACGTCACGAAATACGGCCAAGACGAATCGGATGCCTTTTCCGTTGGTCGTTTAGTTCACCTGATGGCTCTGGAGCCTCACAGGGTTGAGGAGTACGACATTATCGACGTACAGAGCAAGAATACGAATATATGGAAGGAGGCCAAAGCAAGAGGCGGCCAAATAATTACAAAGAAGGAATACAACGAAGCAAGACGCATTGCAGATGCACTTATACGAAACGAACACGTCCTTGGCTATATTCAAGGATGCCAGTTCGAAGTTCCCGCTATTGGTATGATTGACGGTATTCCTTTTCGCGCTAAGGCCGACGTACTTGGTGACAATTTTATTGCTGATTTGAAGACTACGTCAGACCTACGTGCATTTCCTTACAGCGCAAAGAAGTACGGTTACGACCTACAAGCGTATATCTACACTCGACTCTTTGGAGTACCTATTGATAAGTTCGTATTTATTGCAATAGACAAAGCAAGTCTTGACGTAGGTATTTACACTATTAGTCCTGCATTTGTAGAAGAAGGCGAGAAGAAGTTGCAAGAGGCGATTTCCATCTACAAGGAGTTTTTCTTGGGCAAGGAGGAGCCAGAGTTAGACAACTACACTATTATTGGGCAGTTATGACCGACATAACCAAATGCACAGGCAGGGGCTGCGACCTTCGGGAGACCTGCTACCGCTTCACGACTCCTGCTGGTATGCTTCAATCCTACTTTATGACCTCGCCAATTAAAAAGGGTGAGTGTGAAATGTATTGGAACACCAACGAGAAATGAAGGCGACACTTGAATACGAATTGCCAGAAGACCAGATAGAGTTTGATATGGCAATAAACGGCCACAAAATGCACTCCGTCCTTTGGGATTTAGACCAATGGCTTCGTAGCAAAACCAAGTATGCACCAGATGGAACCTCGGAGGGTGAATTGAAGGCGTACTACGCCTGCCGTGAACAACTGCGGGAATTAATGAATGACAACAATATAAACTTATGAGCTGCGCTAATTACACCTACGTTGAGGACGAGGAGGAGAAACGCCTCCGTATTATTATTCGTAACGGAAATTCTGGAGAACATTATGAAGAATCACACGAAGATTTACCTCAAAGCGATGGGGTTAAGCCCTGTTGAGTTTATCCCTTGTGAGGTTTGCAACAGGCGAGCCGTAGACATTCACCACATCGAACCGAGGGGTATGGGTGGTAGCAAGAGCCGAGACGTAATAGAAAATCTAATGGCTCTATGCCGTGAGTGCCACCACGAAGCCGACTTTGGTGTTGAGTTATCAAAGGACTTCTTGAAGGCTGTACATTTGAAAAAAATACCTCAATGATTCATATCGTTACCCCTTGCTCACGCCCAGAGAACCTCGAACACTTGCGGGAGTCGATTCCTGCTGGTTGCACTTGGACTGTCTTTATGGACTACTCTACCAAAAAGAAAGAAGTACCCAAAGGCGTTAAAGTGGTGCGGTCTAACCTTGGCGGGGCCTTCGGCAACCCGCTTCGCAATATGGCACTTGACTACCTACAAGCGTCCGCAAGCGATAACGACTACATTTACATATTGGACGACGATAACATTATTCACCCGAACTGGTTTGAAGCCGTCAAGGATAGCAAGGAGGACTTTGTAAACTGGGCGCAATGCTTCCGCAACGGAGACCCCCGTCTTCACGCTACCGAATCCCCACGGGTGGGAACAATCGACACCGCTTCTTATATGGCTCGGCTTGGGTTTATCGGCAAAGCAAGATTCGAGTACAGATACGAAGCCGATGGGTTGTTTGCACAGGAGCTAATGACAAGAAACCCAAAGATTAAGACGTACCAAGACTATCTTTGTTACTACAACTATTTAAGATGAGGCCAAGCGTACTTTGTATCGGTGACGAAAATTCTGGCGTGGTTTACCACCGCATCTACAAGCCCCTAACTCTACTCAAAGAGAAGGGGCTTATTGATTTTCAAATAATCAATTACAAGCAGGAGGTACAGCCCGACAACTGGGAAGGAATTACGCACGTTATATTCTCCAGAGCCGTACCGTTTTCTGGTGAGTCGTTTGCCAACTTCTTCGCTATTTGTAAGCAGTCGGGAAAGAAGGTTATCATTGATAACGACGACTGGTGGCATTTGGCGTTAGACCACCCCTCCAAAGTCACCTACGACAAAGCAGGACTTGAACACCGAATACGAAACTCTATGTATTTTGCAGACGAGGTATGGACAACGCAAAAGTATTTAGCCGATAAAATCAAGAAGCTAAATAAAAACGTAGTTATCATTCCGAACGGCCTTGACCCCGCAGACCCGCAATGGCAAATAACACGGGAGCCGTCAGACGAAATGCGCTTCGGCTACGTTGCAGGCATAAGCCACTTGCCAGACCTTACGCAAAACAATATAGACCTTTCAACGGTGGAATCTTACGTTGCCGATATTGGTGGCTACGTTGAAGCAAGCCGAGCAAGATACAAGCTCCAAACAATGCCCCCGAATGAATACGGAGCAATGTACCAAGCGTTTGACGTTGCCCTTGCTCCACTTATCCCAAGTGAGTTTAATCGCTGCAAATCAAACCTAAAGATGGTAGAGGCGGGATTTGCTGGTTGTGCGTTAATTATTAGTGACGTAGCACCATACGCCCAACACCTAACAAACAAGAACTGCGTAAAGGTTGCTCACAAGGGAGACTGGAACAAAGCCATTCGAGAACTAACAGAAGACAAGGCCTTCGATATCGCTTGCCAACTCCACGCCGATATGACAACCAACTTCAATATACACGACTTTAACGATATTCGTTTAGAACGCCTGCTGAAATGAAACACTACCAAGAGATAGACGGCTGGTTTAACCACGAAACAGCATACGACTACCTAATAGCACAAATGCCAGAAGGGGGTACATTCGTTGAGCTTGGTGCTTGGCTTGGTAAGTCCTCGGCCTACCTATGCGACAAAGCAACAGACAAACAAATAACAATCATTGACACTTGGAAGGGTTCACCAAACGAACTCGCCACAACACACAAGCTGGCGACAGAGGTAGACATCTATCAAATGTTCAAGGCCAATATGGGAGAACGCAAATACAAATCCATTAAGGCCACTTCTAAAGCCGCTTCCAAGAAGTTTGCGGACGAATCTTTGGACGTTGTGTTTATCGACCTAACGCATACCTACGAAGCCGTTAAAGAGGATATTGCCCTCTGGCTACCCAAAGTAAAGAAAGGCGGATATTTAGCAGGAGACGACTACCACGAGAACTGGCAAGGAGTAATTCAAGCGGTAGACGAGTTGCTACCAAATCGCATCTTGATTGACGACTGTTGGATATACTGCAAATGAGTTATTTAACCGAAAACTACGGAAATAAACGGTTATGAAAGATAGCAAAGGAAGATTCACTGAAGGCAACCACGGTCGCCCAGCAGGAACACCAAATAAGACGACCAACAAGATTCGAGAAGCATTCCAAAAGCTAATCGAAGACAACTTGGAGAATATGACTATCTGGTTAAGTGACGTGGCTGCAGAAGACCCGAAGGCGGCACTTGACCTATTGAGCAAGATGGCGGAGTATACCACGCCTAAACTTGCAAGAGTTGAGAACAAGCACGAGGTCTCGGATGAGCTAACCCAAATTAAGGTAGAAATTGTCCGTTCTGGAAATCAAGACAAGTGAACTGTTCGAGCGTAACTACGAAGCACCAACACGTATCGTAGTTAACCAAGGAGGTTCAAGGTCGGGCAAGACGTATTCTCTGTTGCAAATGCTAATCGTATTGGCTATGCAAGAAAAGGGAAAGGTCTTCTCTATTGTGCGTAAGTCGTTGCCATCTCTTAAAATGACGGCTTATCGTGACTTTATGGAGATTCTGCGTAATATGAACTTGTACGACGAATCCAAGCACAACAAGAGCGACTTCACTTACTCACTTAATGGAAACCTATTTGAGTTCCTGTCGCTTGATCAACCGCAAAAGAAACGAGGAGCAAGACGTGACTACCTATTCTGCAACGAGGCGAACGAATTAAGTTGGGAGGACTTCTTTCAGTTGCTTGTGCGTACAACGGGCAAGATATGGCTCGACTACAACCCGTCCGATTCGTTTCACTGGATTTATGACAAGCTGCTGACACGTGACGATGTAACGTACATTCAGTCCACTTACAAAGACAACCCATTCCTCGACAAGTCCATTGTTGACGAAATCGAACGCCTACGAGACACAGACGAGGACTACTGGCGTATCTATGGCTTGGGTGAGCGTGGTATGAGCCGTGCGACTATCTTTCAGTTCGGGCAGGCTGAAATACCAACAGAAGCAAAACTTATATCCTATGGCCTTGACTTCGGTTACACCAACGACCCAACGGCACTCGTGGCCGTTTACCAGTTGGACAACCACCTATACCTTGACGAACTCATTTACCGAACTGGACTCACGAACAGGGACATTCATTCCCACTTTCAGTCGTTCAGTTTAGATAGGCGGGATGAGATCTTTGCTGATAGCGCAGAGCCGAAGTCCATCGATGAGCTGCACCGCTTCGGGTGGAACGTAAAGCCAACAGTAAAGGGAGCCGATTCAATAAACGCTGGTATTGACATTCTAAAACGGCATAAGCTATTCGTAACACCACGGAGCAGCAACCTAATAAAAGAACTCCAGAATTACAAATGGGTTGAAGACAAGAACGGAAACCTACTTAACAAGCCGATAGACGCATTCAACCACGGAATAGACGCTGCACGCTATGCGGTAGCAAATAAGCTCTCTAAACCTAACTATGGTCGTTACAACGTCCGATGAGTTATTTACCTATGGAACTGAAATTAGTAGTACCTACGTCACTTGACGAAATCACGTTGGAGCAATACCAACGCTTTGCTCGCATTGAAGGAGACGAGGAATTTCGCCAAAAGAAGATGCTCGAAATCTTTTGCCAAGTTCCTTTCTCGGAGTTGCCAAAGGTTCGGCTTGTGGACGCTACCAACGTCCTTGCCGTATTGAGCAAGACGCTAAACCAAAAACCAGACCTTACCAAGTTTTTTGAGCTGAAGGGAACCAAGTACGGATTCATTCCTGCGCTTAATGATATTTCATTGGGTGAGTTTGTAGACCTTGACAACTATATGAAGGACTGGGCTACTATGCACCGTGCAATGGCGGTATTGTACCGACCCGTGACCAAGGAGAAAGGCGAACGCTACGACATTGAGGACTACACGCCAGACGAAGGCAGGGAGGAACTGTTTAAGCAGATGCCCGTATCGGTTGCCTTGGGTGCGATGGTTTTTTTTTATCGTTTAGGGAACGTATTAGCGCAACATACACTAAACTCTTTGGCGAGGGAAGCGAAGACATCTATACAAGAGAAGCGCAGTTTGGACAAAGATGGGGATGGTATTCCAGCATCTATGCTCTGGCTTCAGGAGACCTCACAAAATTTGAAGAAGTCACTAGATTACCTATTCATCAATGCTTGACCTACCTAACCTTTGAGAAGGAGAAGAACGAAATCGAAATGCAAAAATTAAAGTTATGAGAAGTTTCTATCAAGCCACCGAGAAGATTAACGACTACCTGACCAGTCACCCGCTGGTGAAGGTGGTTACGTTTGGCGACATCTTCGACGTGGACTTAAACAAGCAGACCATCTTTCCCTTGGCGCATATTATGGTGAACCAAGCCACCTTCTCCGATCACGTAATTCGTTTTAACGTATCGGTTCTTGCTATGGACATCGTGGACGAGACCAAGCAAGATTTGAGAAACCAAAACGAGCCTTTCTTCGGAGTAGACAACCAACAGGATATTCTCAATACCACTCTTGCCATCCTCAACGGCCTGCAATCGCAGTTACGCCGTGGCACGTTGTACACGGACAAATACGAAATCGAAGGAGACGTAAGTTGCGAGCCATTCACGGAAAGGTTTGAGAACTTGCTTACCGGTTGGAACCTGACCTTTGACTTGATTGTACCAAACACTGAAATCAGTATTTGCTAATGAGCCGTCAAGAATTGGTAGAGGCCACGTTAAACAAATTCGCCAAGCGGGTAATTCAACAGGCGAGAACGAATCTTACGAAGAAAAGAAAAAACTTCGATAAGACGCTTTACAATTCTTTGACCTACAAATTGAACGTATCTAAAAACTCCTTCTATCTAAATTTTTATATGGAGGAATATGGAGCGTATCAAGACGAAGGTGTTAAAGGCGCAGGCGGTACACGCAAGACAACAAGCAGCTTCAACAACCGAAACAACAAAGGCAAAATCTGGAAACAGAAAGCACCAAATAGTCGATTCAAATTTAAGGAGGGCACAAAGCCATCTGTAAAACATTTTAAGAAGTGGGCAGAGGCAAAGGGTTTGAATCCTTATGCCGTTCGTGAATCGGTATTCCGCCAAGGTATTTCGCCTTCTAAATTCTTTACTACGCCATTCCGCTTGCAGTTCCAAAAGTTACCGCAAGAGTTAATTATTGCGTTCGGGCTTGGCCCAGATGACTTCCAAATGTTCGCAACGAATCCAAAGAATAAATAATGTCAGCACCAGTAGCCACCTTCCCCGCCTCGTTACAATTAACAAGGTCGCCTATCTTCATAACGCTAACCAAAGGGCCACTGGCCAACGATGGCTTAATTGACGCTACGCTTACCTTGCGGATATTTACAGGTAGTAGCGCATCAAGCCCAACCGCCGACTACACGCTATTCAAGACAAGCATCGACAACGCTCCTATCACGTTTGAAATTAGCGACCTTATACGTGAGGAAATTGCTTCGGTGTTGAAGAATCAAGCAATAAGCGATTGGGAGACGGCAACAACCGAAGTGGTATGGTGTAAGTTTACTCTTTCGTCTAACTACGTGAATGCAGGAACTCCTGCCTCTGGTTTAATCCAAAGCAACCAGTCCTTCTTATGCTCGGATGGGTGGCTACCATTTACGCAGCAGTCGGGTGGTATTGTTGCGGGTGCTGGTCTGTTGACAAACCGCACTATGCAAGTTTATAGCGGTTACGAGCAATCGCTTCCCGCTTTGTACGATACCAACACCGACCTTAACGGAGTTCTGTACAATGTAAACGGAACGGACTATTTTTACGTCTTGTCTGACGAGTTGGGCTTTGCTAACACAAGCACGGAGTCAACGCAAAAGGTAATCTACATTCCAGCAGGCCCCGCAAGCGTAGATTCGTTCTTGGGGGTTATACCAACCGAGGACTACACCATTTCCCTTATTAGCGATAGCGCATCTGTAAACTACAAAGCACGTGTTGAAGCCGACGGCGGAACGTGCGAAGGATTCGCCTGCCTACGTGAGGCACTTGCCGAATTGGGCTACGAGGAAAACGCTACCGAATACAATTACGAGTTGGTTTGCGAACCAAAGTACACGCCAGTACGCCTTACGTTTATTAACCGCTTTGGCGTTAGCGACTTTGTTACGTTCTTCAAGGTCTCAACAAGAAGCGGAGCGGTTACACGGGAAAGCTATATGCCGCAGTTGAACCAACCCTTCAACGTATCGCAACAAGTGCAGTATCGTAACTTTGACGTAAATAGCCGTGAAACGATTGTGCTAAATACGGGCTGGGTGGACGAGAACTACGACGACGTTATTCGTGAAATCCTTATGAGCGAAAAATGCTCCATCAATTATGAGGGCGTAGAGTTCACCGTTAACCCGCAAGATACTGGAATCCAATACCTTAAAGAGGTTAACGACCGAAACATTAATTACACCTTGACGTTTGATATTGCTTGGGACATCCGAAATAACGCACGATGAGAAACAAGGTTACAATTTTTGTAGGTGAGCAAGAGCTTGACGTATTCCAAGACGAGGATATTACGATTAACCTTTCCGTCCAAAACATTCAAGACATAAGCAAGGTCTTCACCGACTTTACGCAGGGGTTTAGCGTTCCCGCTTCGCCTCGCAACAACGCCATTTTCGAGCATTACTACCGCACGGATATTGTGGGCGGTGCTGACTACCGATTAAGAGCCGATGGACGCATTGAAATCAACGGGTTGGTATTTCGGTATGGCTCTATTGAATTGGAGGGCGTACAGATGCGTAAGAATGCTCCTTACGCTTACGATATTACGTTTTACGGATTGCTGGTTAACCTAACCGACATTTTCGGGGAGGACTACTTGTACGACCTTGAAGGGTTGTCGGCTTACAATTTAGATTATACACCAAACAATGTTTACGCTGGCTTGGTATCGCTCACCTTGGATTCCATCGTATTCCCATTAATTACAGCAAAGGACGTTTGGTTTTACGAAAGCAATACCAGCAATAACGACCCAAACAACATATACTTCCACAGTATTAATCAAACCCACGGTGTCCAATACTACGACTTAAAGCCAGCCATTGAAATAAACAAGGTGGTTGATGCGATAGAAGATAAATATGGAATTACTATCAACGTAAGTGGAATTAACGACTACAACAAGTTGCATATCTGGTGTCACCGAAACGCTGGCTATATGTACAAGGACCTGCCTACCTCAATGCCGTGGACAAAGGTGCTTGCGCCAGACGAGTTTGCCCCCGTAACTACTGACTATTGGGATTATTCGGATAGTACGTTTAACCCAGTTGGCCCAACGGGTTCGGGCATAGTATGGCAGTTCGTTATTGATATTGACG